AGGCTAGAAGGTCGAGATATCCGTATTTTTCCTCAAGAAGCATCTCCGTGAATCCGCGGGTTAAGGAGCAGGCGAAGCTGGGTAGATACGCGTCGGCTCTGGAGAAGCTTTCAGCCTTGCTCATCAACTCCACCGGCAGGGCTGACAGGTCTAGCCGCCACGCTGATCGCTACCTTCGCTTCCAACACGGCGCTGGCAAAAAGCAAGGCCGATTCGCTCGAAGCGATCGCCAATAACATCCATGCCGCAAACGCGGGCGGGACAGTCTGGAATCCAGGGCCGCCTGCGGCGGAGACCATAATCTGATGGACCTGAAGATCGACACGGCAACCGGAGACCTCGCGATCGAGAACGGCGATCTGGTATTGCTTGACGGTCCTGATGCGATCGCGCAGCATCTTTCGACTCGGTTGCGCTTCTGGAAGGGGGACTGGTACCTGGATACCAGAATCGGCATCCCGTACCTAGAACAGATTCTGATAAAAGCGCCCAACGAAAACGTGGTGCGTGCGATTTTCCGCAAGGCGATACTCGATACCCCAGGCGTCGAGGCGTTGCGTAGTCTTCTGTTTTCATACGATGGGGCAATCCGGCGGTTGACGATCGAGTTTGATGCTGACATCGTTGGGGCCGACGAGCCCGTGAGTTTTGTCGAGGAGATGATCATCTGATGGCTGGCCTAGAAAGCACAGGCTTCGACGAGAAGACCCTGGACGAGATCAAGACTGAGATCGAGAACGAGCTGAAGGCGGAGATCGATCCAGGCATTAACGTTCTGGCTACGTCACTATTCGGCCAGCTCATCGGTGTGTTCTCCGGCAAGCTCCGCGAATTGTGGGAGGTGGCGCTTGCAGTCTACAATGCCTTATACCCAGACAGCGCAAGCGGCGCAGCGCTCGATGGTGTGGCAGCGATCACCGGGGCGACGAGACTAGCCGCAACGAAAAGCCAGGTCTCGCTCGATCTCAATCTGGACAACGGCACGACCGTCCCGTCAGGGAGCGTCGTCAGCGTCGGCGCCGAAGGAGCAAGATTCGTCACGAAAGCCGCAGCGTCGAATGCTACGGGTCACGTTGATCTGGTTTCCGTCGACGCCGAGTCAGAAGACTACGGCGCGATCGCCGGCAACGCCGGAGCCATCGATACGATCCAGACACCAATCAGTGGTTGGTCGAGTGCACCAGCGGTCAAGAGTGGTAACACGGAGACGTTTGATCTGGATGACGGTCAGACTCTTCTGGTCAAAGTCGATGGTGGCTCAGAGCAAACAGCTACCTTCAACACCGGCGACTTCGCAGATATCGACAACGCCACCGCAGCCGAGATCGCGGCCGTGATCAATACCGACATCACTGGTGCGACCGCCGAGGATGCTGGCGGGAAGGTCTGGATCGAAACCGATACCGAGGGCACGGGCGGTTCGATCCAGGTGACTGGCGGTACCGCCAATGCGGCGATCGGCTTCGGCACCGATCTCGTCGAAGGTATGAACCGACAAGACGCTGAGCCCGGTCGCGAAGAGGAAACGGACGCGGCTTTCCGATTGCGACGCGAGCAGTTGCTGCGCGTGGCTGGCGCGGCGACCGTAGAGGCGATCCGTGCCGATCTTCTAGCACTCGATGGCGTCGCCGATGCGACAGTCTACGAAAACGTGACAATGGTCACCGACGGCGACGGTGTGCCAGCCAAGGCGTTTGAGTCTGTGGTGCTTGAGCAGGCCGGCGGCGGCAGTGGCTACTCGGCGTCTGTCGTCAATGCCAACGCGGAGACCTACGATCTAGACGATGGTCAGACATTGACAGTCAAGGTGGACGACGGAGCCGTTCAGACGGCCACGTTCAACACAGGTGACTTTTCCGACATCGACAACGCGACGGCCGCGGAAGTCGCAGCAGTGATCAACACGGACGTGACCGGGGTGACCGCAGAAGCCGTGTCTGTCGGGCCCGACACATTCGTCAACATCAAGACAGACTCAGCTGGCACGACGAGCAAGATCGAAGTCACGGGCGGCACGGCAAATACCGCTCTCGGCTTCCCGACTAGCGAGTTGACATCCAACGATCAAGAGATCGCCGAGACGATCTTTGAATCCAAAGCCGCTGGCATCGAGGCGCATGGTGCCATTAACGTGATCGTCGAAGATACGCAGGGAATCGCACACCTCATTGGATCGACGAGGCCGACACCGAAAGCGATCTACGTCGAGGTATTCGCTACTGTCGATTCAGACGACTATCCGGCAGACGGCGACGCTCAAATCCAAGCGCAGGTAGTCGCGTATGGCGCGACGCTAAGCGACGGTGACGATGTAATCCATTCGAGAATTTACGACTATGTGTACAACGTGGCTGGGATCATCGACGTGACGAATATCGAGATCGGGTTCTCGGACCCGCCGACTGCCAGCGTCAACCTAGTGATCGGCTCCAGGGAGATCTCGACCTGGGACACAGGGGACGTGGACGTGTACGCAACATGACGCTGACCGAGAAGACAACGCATGTGGACGAGGCAGTGTTGCTGCCAGTCGAGCAGTTTCGCGGCAAGCCGAAACTCGCAGCGTTTCTGACTGCGTTTGTCAACCAGCTCCAAGAGCTCGAGGCTGTGTTCTTCGATCTGATGGAGGATCGCTGGCTCGATACCGCGGTCGGCGCGCAGCTCGACGGGCTAGGCGAGATCGTCGGCGTCGAAAGACTCGGGCTCGACGACACCGACTATCGTGCAGCGATCCGCGCCAAGATCAGATTCAACCTGTCGAGCGGCACCATCCCAGACAACACGACGATCCTCCCGCTGTTGATTTCCAACAGCTTTGAGATCGTCGAATGGTTCCCCGCTGCCTTCGACGTCGTCGTTTCCGACGCGTTCACAGAAACGGCTTCGGTGATCGCCAAGCAGCTGAGCAAAGCGGCGGGCGTGCGAGCCTATCTCGAGTACACGAAAGTGGACGACGACAACACGTTCAGCTTCGCAGACGGCGATACAGCGCAGACAGACGCGGACAAGGGTTTCGCTGAGGAGCTGCAAACCAATGGCAGCTTTGACAATTGGACAGGTGATGACCCAGACAACTGGACCGTAACCGGCGAGTCGCCGCCGAATAGAGAAGTCTCCGAGGTCGCGCCGAACGAGGGGCACGGCGGTACGGGAACTGGAGCAGCAAATCTCTACAGCGATAGCGCCACCATCGTATCGATGGAGCAATCGGTCACGACTGTCATCGGCGAGACGTATGCGCTATCGTTCGACTTGACCAAACGCGTATCCGGCACTTTGCGGGTCGAGGGTAATTCCGGCTCGGTTTTCGTTGCGCAATATACTGCCGAGGGTTCGTACCTAATCGAATTTGTCGCCGTCGGTACATCGACCGCAATCAAATTCTTGAACAAAGGCGCGTCTGACGTAACGATCGATAACGTCGCAGTCCACGGCGATGGCGGTTCGTGGGCAGATGCCGAGGTGATCTAAATGGCAGAGACCAAACCAACAAAAGTTGCCCGGTGGGCGACGGACGCAAATCGTACGCTCGAGCCGTCTTCCGGAGAGAAGGACACTGGCTGGCAAGTCCAGAAAAAACCACCGGGCCGCAAGATGAACTGGCTGCAGTGGGTAGCCTACAAATGGTTCGCGTGGCTCAATGAGCGGATGATCGATGGCGCGACTGCAGCTGACTTTGTCGTTCAGGGAGTCGACGCGGGCGCCGGCACAGATCTCGACGGAGGCGACCTCACGGCTTCCGGCGGCCAAGCTACCGGTGATGGCGGCGCCGAAATCCTGTTCAAGGTCGTCGAGGAAAATCAAGGCGCTGGTACGACAACCGCAACCCGACACAAGTCGGCAAGGTGTCGAAGACGAGCAAGAAGCTCGAGATGTCCGAGGGCATCAAGGGCACTGGCGGTACGGATCAGCCAGGCGTCGAGGGCGTTGGTGGCTCTTCAAGCGGATCTGGCGTCAAGGGTACCGGCGCAGCTGGCAACGCGATCGACGTCGAAGGGGCAGGCGATGGTTCTGGCCATGGTGTCCAAGGTACAGCTAGTGGCGAAAGCAATGCATCGGTTGGAATCAAAGGAGTTGGCGACGTCAGTGGCGCCGCAACGACTAGTAAAGGCGTGGTAGGAGCGGGCGCAGGCGGCGGGGAAGGGGTGCGCGGTGACGGCGGCAGTTCTAGTGGCACAGGAGTAACGGCGTTCGGTGGCGCACCAAACGGCCATGGTCTTGAGGN